TCGCAACGGGGACCTGGTCCTCGGAATGTTCGTCGCCCTCTGCAACAGGCTCGGTAGCCTCCTGCGCCTCGTATTCGATTTCGGGAATGTCGATTTGTGCCACATAGTAGCGGCCGCTCTCCGCACCGATTACGAGCGCGCCGTCTTCGTCGCTACACACGTCGATATGTACCGGCCACTCTTTCTGCCTCTTGGCAAGGTTGATTGTGAGGTCGTCGTCAAAGCAAATGGAAGTGCCATTTACCTCGTAAGGGATTTTCGCGCCCTCGTTCTTTTCTACGATAATCATACGATTATACCTCCTCTGATTTTGATTTTGAGAGTAACGCTCTTTGCGCTACCCGTAAAGGCGATTTTGAAACCGTTGTACTGCTTGGCAGAAACGACGATTTCGCCCACATTGCCGTCGCTTTCTGTAACCTCCGTTTCGACGGTGTAATTGCCCGTCTTTCGGGTGGTGATAGCGACGGTCTTTTCGCTGTTGTTGAAAGGATAAGACGCGCTATTGGTGAGGGTAACGGTCTTTTCCTCCGGGGTGTGTTCTGCGTGGTATTCTGTTACCGCTTTGCTGATGTCCGCCTCGGTAACGGTCAGCCTGTCGGTAGCGTCCCTCACAGCGAGCAGGAGCAGTCTGTTGGCAAGGTCCGCGTCAAAGATACCAAACTCCATATTGTTGAAGTTGGTCGCGCTCATATTCGTACCCTGCTGTAAGATTTCGCCCGCCGGGGTGAGAGTGATTGTTCCGTCTGCGTTCTCTTTTACCGTATAGGTATTGTTGGGATTGACGGAGTGGTCTTTCCATAAAAGCAAATTATACAATGCCTTTCACCTCCTATTCGATTTCGTACAATGGGAATTCCCACAGGGTTAATACGCCCTGCGTTGCTTTCTTCTCGATGTTTTCGGTCTTCTGTCCCGCCACGTCGCCGTCTTTATCGAGAATTCTGACGGCTGTAATGGTCGCCGCGTCGCCGTCGTCATTTGTAACGGTTGTGATTTTGAGGGCGTTTCCGTCCACACGCTTGTCCGTAATGACAGCGTCTTTCCACACTCCGTTAGTCAAATACTGAAACTTGGTAACGCGCTGTAACCATTCGGCGCGACGCTTTGCAAGGAATTTTTCAGTCCAAAACATTCTTGCACCTCCTCTCTTAAAGTGTACCCGCTACGGCCGTTCCGCAGTAGAGATATTCCGCTCCGAAACTCTCCGCAGCTGCGTCCGTTTCGGTTACTGCGGAGGTCTGCCTCTTTTTACCGAGTAGAGCAACCTCCGGCTCTAAACCACTTATCCTGTATTCGTGCTTGTAGTTCGTCCGCCCGGTGGTGATCGCCACGGCTGCGGAGTATTTCACAAACGCTTTATAGGCTATGTGGGCGGGTATCTTTTTTGAGAGGACCGTTTCGATGTCCGCATAACTTATTTCGGGAATGTCCCCGCGCTCCATTTCAATAATGAGAGTGCAGTTTCCCACGTCGTCTGTCCGGGGGAAATAGACATTGCTCCCTGCGCCCGTAAACGAGCGTATAGCCTCCTCAATTTTGGAGGCGGATAATTTACCAAAGCCGACGAAAAATGCTCTGACGAGCCTCCTGCGTTCCTCCAACGACCGATTTTTGTCGGTTTCGAGTCCGAGGAATGCTTCGAGCCTCGTAATCATACTTTCGTCCGCCGTTTCTACAAACGAGTTGTCGATAACGGTGTTTATTGCCTTGATAACATCGTCTGCGAGGCCGCCCTCTGCTTCGAGGATTGCCCGCATTTCAAAAACATCACGGTAAAAGGCGGGGTAAAAGGTAATGAGTTCTTCGTAGGTGCTGTCAAAGCCGTTACTATAATACATTGACCGTTACACCTCCAATCACCGCAACAGCCTCATTGCCCGGCTCGATGTTTGCCGTTTCGCCGTTGAATGTGAGGGAGTTGTAGTCGAGGATAGAGGAGAGTCCGTTGATAATAGCACCAACGGCGGAAATTCTGACTACGATAGCCTCCTCGTCGGGTGTATTAAGGGTGAGCCCTTTGAGGTATTCTTTGATAGCGGTCGTAGCCTCGTTCACGGTCTGCTCCTGCGTCGCTCCGCCTGTGAGTACGGCGTTAAACTCAATGTCGATAGTGCATTCCTCCGGCTTGACTGCCGTAAAATGCGCTCCGAGGTTTGCTACGCCCTCTCCAAGTCCGTCGCCCTCTCCGTCGCCGTCGTTGTCCGGGTCGATTTTGGTCTGCACCTTTTCAATGAGAGCCTCTGTCGCGGGCGTTCCGTCCGGGGATATGATAATGCCCTTGACGGTGTTCGGTCCTTTCCACAGGGGAACAATACGCGCTCTGCCTACGCCCTCAACCTCCTCGCACCAAGTACGATAGTGCTGTTTGTTGCCGTTCTCCGCCGGTCCCGACATTTTCTCACGCAAACGCGCTCGTAAATCGTCGTCGCTTTCCTCGTCTGTACCGAGTTCTATAATCTCTCCAAACGACGCGGCTGTGAGATTTGGCAAATTGTTTACAGGGATAGCGGCTGACCCTGCGTAAATGCTGTTGGCTGCCGTTCCTGCGATTTCTGCTTCGAGGTAGAGTTCGTCGTCGGTCGTCCTTTTCAGCACGAAATAAATGCCGTCATAGTAAAATCTTTCTCCGACCTCCGGCTCATCGCCCTCAAAAGTAAACTCATATCGGGCAGGGGTAGCGGCGAGTCGCGTAACAGAATGTTCTCCGGCTTTCTTGTCGAGATATTCCCCGGTCGCCGTGTCTATGCTGACAAGTTCTGCCACTACTTCAATATCCGTATAGAGTTTTGCAATTTTCATCACAATTCCCGAAATAGCGTCATAGAAGATACTGCCCGGTCGTGTGTCTATGCCCTCTGGGGCGTTTGCCAACACATCGTCCATAAGATTTTCGTATGTGAGTTCTTCAAACATCAAATCACCTCCTCGAATTCTGTTTCCCCGAAAATGGTATCGGCTCTGAAAAAGATGTACGCGCCCTCCGTCCTAAATTCAAACTGAAAATCGTAGACTTTCAGTATTCGGGTATCGGGTTTCAGCGCGTCCTTTACAAAGCCCGGCACAACAGCCTCCGTATACTCCGGCGTAGCGTCCTGCGCTATGATCGCCTCTTGTATCTCGCTGCCGTACTGATTGTCGTAAATCAGACACTTAAAGCGCGGGGTTATAATCGCTTTTCGTATCGCTTGATTTACGGCTTCGAGTCCGTCCACCATTCCCATAATTCGTCCCTTATCGAGGTCGAGTTTATAGGTGCGGGACGGCTTTTCCTCTGCCTCTGTTACCTCGCTGATAGGTAACGGGATAAATACTGACTCTGCCATAATCACACCACCCTATCCAAAACATAGTATTTTTTGCCGTTGTTGAGCGAAAGGAGGTGGACCTTTTCGCCGACTTTGAGGGCATTATACACTTTCATCGCACCTTTGCTGATAACAAAAGTTTTCAGAGCGTGGCTGTGCGCCCCTCCGTCGTGCGTGTGAGAGCCGTTTCCGCTTTCGTGTCCGCCGTGTGTACCTCCGCTATGTTCGTGCGCTCCGTCGGTCTTGGTAACGCTTGTGAGCGTCCCTTTATCCACAGAAATATCCACCGTCGCCGTGTAGTCCGTGAGGTGTCTTGGCACAATCAAAAGCAGGGCGTTGATAACGAGTTTCTCGTCGTTCACGGCCTGTATCTTTAAGGGTGAGGCGGAGATAACTTTCCCTTGTAATATCCCGCAGGGGTCGGGGACGAGGCCTTGAAACAAGCCTTTGATACTTGTTTGGCCTCCGGGTGCGTTATTCATATTCAGCCCTCCTTTAACTGATTTGGGAGGCATCTACCCAACCGTAAACATTGGAATTGCCGTCCAAATCGTTGTATGCACCACCGACAACGTGGTACGGGTGTTTTGCGCCCTTTGCATAGTTCGTTACTTTGGCAGGTCCGGCTTTGCGTTCTCCTCCTGTCGGCGAGGTCGAGGCGGAAGTGAAATATTGATTTCCTCCCTTGAAATTGACCGTACTGCCGATGATACTGCCTCCGTTGTCTTTTTTGCTGTCGCCCGATTTGTCCGACGAGGAGTTGCCCTCATACTCAAAATCGTTTGCTTGATTAAGGACGAGGCTCATACTGTGGTAATTGTCCTTGAATGTGTGCGTGTCTTCGTCTACATAGAATGTCTTGTTGATATTCAGAGCAGGGATGAGGACAAACACGCCGAGTCCCGATATAACTTCGGGCAGTCCGAGGGTCGTCAATTTGAGGTTTCTCTCCGGGGCGCTACTCTCTTTGAGCATACTCGATACAAGTTCTTGCAGCTGTGCGCTGTTGAGGGTTTCGTCCGGCTCGTCAATATCCTGCATAACGCCGATTTTCTTTTCGAGCGCGGTGTCTTTTTTCTCCGCCAAAACGGTCCCCTCATCGGAGAGGAGTTTTATCCGAGTCTTGACTTTCTCAATGCTTACATCGCTGTTGTAGGAAATGATATTTTGACCTACCTCCAAAACCCATTGCATTACGTTCTCCCTCCGCGTTAAGAGGCGGAGAGAGCCTTTTTGCGAGTCGATGTAGTGTCTTATACCCGTTGCCTTGTAATCTTGACTCAAAGCGTCTGCGAGCGCGTCAAAGGCTGTCGTTTTGGGCTTTGCGAGTTCCGGGACCTTGTAGGTCGTATTCGCTACCTCTGAATAAGGCAATCCAAACCGGGTGCATATATCTTTGAAGATGTCTGCGGCCGTTTTGTTCGTGTATACAAAGGTGTCCTTGTTATTAGCAAGGTAAATCCCGTTATCGTAAGCCTTAAATGTCAGCTGCTTTTTCTGCGTCTGTCCCTGCTTCATAATAATTCCGCGGAACAGTTCCACGCCGTCGTAACTGAAAATACATTGATGGCCCTCCTCAACATTGACTCCGGCTCTTGCGTTGTCGTGGCCGTCGTCGTCAAGGAGGGTCGCTTCAAGGGTGCGGGCGGACGAGCCTTTCCGCCCGCTCCACTTTAATTGGATAACGAGGTCGCTTATGTCATAGCCCTGCGTCCCCTTAATGAGAATGAGGCTTATTTTTGCCATAGCGCACCTCCTACTTTATCCGCAACACTTGACCCACATAAATCAAATTCGGGTTTTTGATGATGTTCTTGTTCAGATTGTAAATCTGCGTGTAAAGCGCACCATTACCGAGGAATTTCTTTGCGATATTCCACAGGCAGTCGCCCTTTTTGACCGTGTAGGTCTGCGTCGGGGTAGTGTTGTCTGTCCGGGCGGTGTTCTGCTGTACGGTTGCCGTTTGCGTCTTGATTTCCACCTTGACTTGACGGACTTTCGGCTCTCTGTACTCTTTGAGGGTGATGTCGTAACTGACCGTTCCGACGTCGCCGCCCTCCTCACTCGGAACAAATTTCGTAATACGGCAGTAAACATCAACATCAAATCCCGTAATAATGAGGTGTACGGGCTTGTCGCTGTTTTTCCACTCGGTTATTTTGTCCCTTATTGCGGTGGGTTTTGTGAGATAAGATACTGCCACTCCGGGGAATGCCGCCGCCGGGAAGAATGACGAGAACGAAAACTCCGTCGCGGGTCTGCTTTGGGCTATTAGGATTTCTCCCAGGCCCGCCACATCTACGCTTTGGTCGTTTGTTCCCATAGATACCTTTACTTTTTCGGGCAAAACGGGGAGTCGGATTTTCTCTTTCTCCCCGTTAAAGGTGAGCCACATTTGGTACTTGTTGTTAGAAGTCATACGCTAACTCTCCCTCCTCGTAAATTTCCTGCTTCACAATGTTGGTAAGGACTGGCTTCAAGTGGTTGTAGAGAATACCAACGACGGTTTCCTCGTCCATAGAGCCGTCCACCTCAATCGCTCCGCTACCGTTGATTTCGAGGCGGATAGTTTTGCTGTCCTCCTTGCCGTCGCGGGTGGGTGTTTCCTTTGCGGTTGCTCCTGCCTCCGGGGAGGTGTGGAATTTTGCGTCCCCAATACGAGCAAGAATACGAGAGGTTTCGTCCGCCGGGTAGACGGTTTCGCCTCCGTTAAACTCGATGATTTCGGGACCGTTTTCGCCGACGAGTGCAGGGCCTTGCATAGCGTAGGCTGTACCACTCGCATAGGCGGGTTTATTCTTGTTTCTCCGCGCGCTCCATTCTCCTGCGGTGTAGCCGTCCGCGAGTCCGCGCTCTTTTGCGGTTGCGTAAGACATACCGTCCGCGAGGGCTTCCGAGGCGGTCATACTGCCGGAAGTGTCATATTTGTATTGAGGCGTATTTGCCAACGCCGCCGCTACACGAGCCGCCGCGTCTGCCGCCGCCGCTACTGCCGAATTTCCTCCGTCGATGATTTCCTGTATATAGGCACTCATCGTCGCCTTTGCAGCAGCCGCTGCGTCCGCCTCCATATTCATATTGTCAATGGAGGTGTTGAGTTGGTCTTCGAGGGCCTGCATTTTTTCCGTGAAGTCGGTTTCCATATCGGCGACTTGCCCTGCAAATTCGTCCTTTGCGGTTTCGACCTCTCGGAATTTCTTGTTGAAGTCGTCTACAAACTTCTTTGCCTCCTCGGTTGTTCCGCCGAGCGCTTCTACCTTGCTGATAATCGTATCAAGGTGGGCTGCGCTCTCCTCGCTACCGTCGGAAAGTTCCTCGACAAGCGAATCATCAAGCCCAAAGTCCATAGCCTTTTTGATATTCTCGGAGTAGGTAGTAAGATAGTTGATTTGACTCTCCCACGCGCCCTGCATTTCCTCGATAGACATTTCAGCCTCAACGACCATTTCTTGGAATAGACCGATTTGTCCGTCAATGCTCTCACGGGCGGCGAGGTAAGCCTCGTCGTAGGCCGCACAAAGTTCCTCAACCTCCGTTCTAACAGAGGCCAGGGACGAATTGACCGCGTCGTGGTAAGTTACGGACTGATTTTCCGCGTCTTCCACAGCCCCGGTTATACCCATCCACTCCTCCTCAATTTCTGCAAGGCGGGCGGTTGTTTCGTCGTATGCAGATTGTGCCTCCGACTGCGCCTCTTTAACGGCTTTGAGCGATTTTTCAGCTGCGGTCATTGCCTTTTGTTCCTGCGAGAAGAAAAGGGCAAATCCACCCATTTCAAACGAGCCGTACCACTCACAAGCGTCGAGGTAGTCTTCCAAAACAGCGTTATACTCTGTCTGTGTAGCCTCTAATTGAGCATTTGCCTCGGCGAGTTTTGCTTTTTCCGTAGCCTCTGCTCCCGTGAGTTTTACATACTCGTCAAGGAGGGCGTTTCTCCGCTCCTGTTCTGCCTGTGCAGCTGCCGCCGCACGGAGGGTTTCGATTGTTCCTCCTGCATTGTTTTTGAGGTCCTCATAAGAAACGCTAACGCCGTCGATAGACGCATTGAGTTGGTCGAGAATGGCTTTCATTGCCTCTTGGGTTTCGCCCGTCTGAACAGTTTGGGTAGCAAGGTCTTCGAGTTTTTGAATGAGTGCTAAATCCGCTAACTCGCTTTCTCGGAGTTCTTGATTTGTTTCCGCAAACTGGTCCATCATATCCCGGTGGCTCTGCGTCGCTGCGTCCATTTCGTCGCACCATTCGCCGAGCGTCTGACCGTTATTCTCAATGCTATCAGCGAGGTCGTCCATTTGATAGCGTAAGCGACTTGCCTCTTCCGAGGTTTCGCCGTATTTCTCACAAGCGTCCTCATACTGTGCTTCGAGGTTTTGGAGTTCGCGCTCCTGTTGTTTTGCGGTTGCGGTGAGTTCTTCCATAGGGTCAACAGAGTTCGCCACAGATACAGCAAAAGCGGTAATGCCCACAACAACGCCCGCTATCGCCGCTCCTAAAAGAAGATAGGGGTTTGTAGCCATAGCGGCCGTAAGAGCGGTTGTAGCCACCTTTGCGACCTTTACGGCGGTCGTGTATGCGACTATGCCGACGACAAATGCAGCGACTCCGGCTGTGATTGCCACAATAGCCTTAACCGCCGTCGGGTGCGCTTTTACAAAGCCTGTGATACCGTTGAGCATATTACCCCAAATCTCCGCAGCTGACGCAACTGTCGGGGCGTAAACTTCTCCGATTGCGGTCGAGAGGTTTGTCTGCGCGTTCTCCACCATAGCGAGTTTGCTTTCAAGGGTGGAGTAACGGGTTTCTGCCTCTTTGGAGAGTGCGGTGTTCTGTTCCCACGCACCATTGGCCAGGTCTACGGCGTTTGCGAGGCCCTCGTGATTGCTCGCGAGTGCTTTTACCGCGTTGGAAAGACGGATTTCTGTGATACCCATTTCGTCCAAAAGAGCGGTCGCTGACGCGCCGTTTCTCTCGGTGTCATTGAGTCCTGCTATGAACGCATAAAGAGCGTCTACGGCGTTTTCTCCCCATTTCTGCGAGAATTCGTCCGCCGTCATTCCGGCTACCGACGCAAACTGTTCGAGTTGGTCGTTTCCTGTTTCTACTGCGAGTTGTAGTTTCGACAACAGCGTAGACATAGACGAGCCACCCGCGTCCGCTTCGATACCAACGGAAGAAATAGCGGCCGCAAGAGCGAGGATTTCCGGCTCGGAGAGTCCTGCGAGTGAGCCTGCGGAGGCCATTCTCGTTGACATAGCGACGATGTCCGCCTCCGTCGTGGCGAAGTTGTTACCCAAAGCAACGACGGTCGAGCCTAAATTCTCGTATTGATCCGCGCTCATTTTTGTAATGTTTGCGAATTTTGCGAGGGACGAGGCCGCCTCATCGGATGTTAGGTTGGTAGCCTCACCGAGGTTTATCATAACCTCGGTAAAGGAGGTGATGTTGTCCGTCTGAATACCCAACTGACCGGCCGCCTCTGCTACCGCCGCTATCTCCGTTGTAGTAGAGGGTAGTCGTAGCGACATTTCCTTTACCTCTTCGGATATTGCGGCGAGTTGCTCCGGCGTTCCGTCTACGGTCTTATAAACACCCGTGATTGCGCTCTCGAATTCGATAGCGTCCTCAATACAGCCGACAAACGCCTCACCAATAGCCTGTAAGCCTCGGACAATTCCTGCGCCTACGAGCAGTTCTTCAATGTCGCGGAGCGCGTCGGAGGATTTCTTTCCAAACTCTTCGGATTTCCGTCCTGCGTCCTCGCTCTCCTCTCCGTAGTCCTTTACCTTTTCGGAGGCTTTGTCTGCGTCCTTTACGACATCTTCAAGGGCCGCCTCGGTTTCGTCGTTTGCCTCGGTGAGTTTATCCACAGCATTGACCGCGTCCTCGGTTGCGGTTTCCATTTCGTCCACCGCCGTCGCCGCTCGCGTCGCTGCCTCGGTGAGTTCCTCAATGGAGTCGGAGGAGTCGCCAATAGACTGCGCCACTTGGACGGTGCTTGTTACCGCTCCGTCGAATGCGCCGTCAATGGCGTTGCCCGCCTGTTCCCATTGGGATAGGGCATTTCGACCGCTCTGTGCGATTTTGTCGAGTTTAGCGCTCATTTCATCAATGAGTTTGAATTTCGCGGTAAGATTAGCCACTCTATTCCGCCTCCTTTCTTAATTCTTCCTGCAGGGGTCTTCGGACTCCTTGATTTCCGAGGCTATGTACCACGCCTTTTTACGCCACGGCATAGCCTCGAATTCCTCCGGGCGGAGATTGTGCCTTTGCCAAAGCAAATGCGCCCAAAAGTCCTCCGTACCCTTGCAGGAGATTAGTTTTTTGCGTCTTCGATTTCGGAGTCAACGCCGCCCTCGTCTTCGTCTGCGCCGGGGAATGTACCGATACCGAGAGCAGCGAATACAAGGCGAGAAACGTGAGCGAATTCGTCAGACTTGGGGAACACCTTGTTAGGCATTTCGGTAATGTCGTGGCAGCCGTAGTATTCCATTAACTTCTCGTCTTTGAGGTTGGGGTATACCAAAGCCTCCGCGATGATGTGGCGGGTGGCTCTCGCGCTGTCCTTTTCGGTCTTCCACACTACCTCGCCATTGAAAATAAGGGGGTTGCCCTTTTTGTCGGTGGCGATACTGCGCTTTCTGTAAGAGTCGTTGATTTTGGTAACGGTCGCATTATCGAGGACGCGGATTTCAAAATCAATGACGTTGCCCTTGTCGTCCTTAAAGGACTCCGGGCCGGGAGCTGTGATGATTTCCTCTTTCTGCTCACGCATAAAATATTTCAAATCTTTAGCCATTGTAATTACTCCTTTTCAGATAAAATAAATCAGCCCCTCCGCTTCTCAACAGAGGGGCCGTTGTTTGTTGACGCTTATACGATGTCCTTTGCGTTGAAGTTGATAACATCGTCAACGACTTCGCCATTGCTGTCGAGGTCGATGAGGTTGAGGTCGCCTGTGAGAACACAGCCTACACAAGTGCAAGTGTCCGAGCCGTTCTCTTTGTAGTAGTCAGAGGCGGTGTCGTCCATTACGCCCTGGATAGTGAATTCCGGGGTTTCTCCCGTCTTTCTGTACTTGGCGATAGCGTCTTTCAGCCAAGTAGTAGAGCGACGGCGGGTAATGCTACCCGTGATAGCATATCCGAGGTAGCGGCTGCTCGGAGTCTGTTCGCCGAGTTGTCTGCCGGTCCATACATCGGGCGTAAACTTGATGTTGGCCTTAATGCCGTCCATAACTTCTACGCCGTCGATGAACATTTTGCCCTCACGCAAGGAAATAGGACTCTTATTGTATTTCATCGCTTATACCTCCTTATCGTGTTGCTACGGTGAAGAACAGTTTTTCTGCGCTGTCTACGGCTTCGAGGCCTACGTTGAAATAGGTCTTGTCGCCAACGGACGCGCCACGGTCTACCGTGAAATCTGCCTCGTAGTCAACATTCTTGATTGCTCCTGCCTCCTCAAACTCTTTGAGGATAGCACGGCCTACGCCCTCCATAATGTCCCAACCCGTAGGGCTGTTAGGATACTTGTTAGGCGGGAAATTGAGTTGTACGCTCTCGGCAAAGGTGTCGAAAACGCGGATAACTCTGTTCTTCTTGTAGGAGTCGTCCTTGCCGACAGGAACAGTAATGAGGCTGTTGATGTCGTACTCTGCGACTACCTTGCCCTCCTCGGAGAGAGAGAAGAAAAACTCGCCGTTCTTGATAGCGGCTACGGCCTGTTCGTGGGTCTTAACACCCACAATGCCTGTTGCGCCGTCGTAAATCTTGTAGGTGTTGGACTCTACATAAGACGCTCCGGCGGACGCTCCGGCTACCCACGCGGTCGCCTGTGCGTTTGTGAGTTTCACGCCGTCAACCTCGACCGAGTTGGTAACATTGATGATACCCTCATAGTCGCTGTCGCTGTCGGCGATAACGCCAACAACACCCTTGCCGACATTCTCACGCAGATACTTGATCTTGCTCTTGAACGCAGCTGCGAGGGTGTCGTCCTCAACAGGGAACGCAAGAGCGTTAAACTTAACGCCCTCAACCGCGTCGAGGAAGTCGGTAACATCGGCATTCGCGCTCTCGGTGGCGGTTGCTCCTGTGAGAGTAACACCCGCTACTGCGGAGAGTGCGTCGTCGCCGCTGAATTTGATATAAGGGTCGTTCATAGCGGCGACCTCTGCGGCCGTCTTTACGCCCTCGTAGGTGCTGACGGTTGCGCCGTCAAGCGTTACGGTAACATCGAAACCGCCAACAGGGTTTGCTACAACGGCGTATGCGAGGGAGTTGCCGCGTACACCGCCGTAGACCGCCTCTGCGGTAAGACCGCCGCCGTTGCCCTTTGCCTTTGTACCGCTCGCGGTGATGTAGATAATCACGGTCGCGGCGTTCTTCATTGCTTCTCTGACGAGCAACATATTGTCGTTGTCGTCGAAAACGCTGTAACCGAGTTTCGCCCTCTGTGCGTCCGGTGCAGCGTTGGTAATGGTGATGAATTCCTTTGCAGGGCCGTAGGCGTGGCCAATGAAAGGAATTACGACAATACCTCTCTCGCCAACGCCCACAGTACCGACCTTGGTACTCTCAAAATTGATGTAAGTACCGGGGCGGACCTTTCCTGCAAGTTTATCAAACTTTCCACCTGCCATAGTTAGTTAGCCTCCTTTTTGATTGCTTTATTTTGCCATTTTTCAATGGTCTTTTTCATTTCATCAACGGTGTATTCGCCGTTGAGTCCGTGAGTCGCTCCGTCGAATGTGCTTGTCGTTACGCCAAATAACGCAAAGCAGTTGTAGCGGAGTTTCTCAATGGGGAATTTGGGAGCGCTTTCGACCGCTTCAACGGTCTGCGCCTTTTCGTTCTTTGCCATATTGAAAAATCCTCCTTAACTTTCGGGCGGATAGACTCCGGCGGTTTCCTCCGTAGGATAATCGCCGACAAAGGAGCGTACTTGCGACAGCACCTCCGCCGTGAATTTCCTTTCGAGGTAAATATCCGGGTTGCTCCAACCCTCGATTTCATACGTCTGCATAAGCAAATATTCCGGGTCGTTGTACGGTCTGCGACTGTCCCAATCAATCTTGATTTGGTACACGCCGCTATCGAGTTTCTTGATTGCCGGGTCTTTGATACGCAGTTTTTCGCCTGTGGGTTTTCCGTCGGTCCCTATAAGCGGTACGCAGTTCCTCGCGCCTTTCAAGGCGAGGAGGACTTGCAACGCCGTAGCGTATGCCTCCTCCGTGGTCCTGTGGAACGCCTTTATAAACCAACTGTACCCAAGACGATAGGTAGAGAATGTTTCGCCGGCCGTGTCTATCTCCGGGGTGGGAAAATAGATTGACGGCACGACGAAATCCTCTTTCACCTCGTTATAGTACGGGGCAGGGTTGCCCGCGCTGTCGAGTGTGAATTTGATAATACTTGCTATCTCTTGTTCAAGCATTGTTACACCTCATTTCGTCGCTAAAAGTA